TCCAAGCGTATCAAATTCTATTTCTGAAGAATTCAAACCGACTGGGACTTTCCCTTTGAAATTCGGAACATTAAATGTATTACTTCCATTACCTGATCCATATGCGGTTCCAATTACACTAAATAATGCTGAATAAGTTTCTCTAGATACTGCACTTCCATCACAAATCAAATAACCTGATGGAGCAGTCAATCCTGCATACATTTGAATTGTTCCAGTAATTCCATTAATATTAGGCAAACCTTGTGGTGGGCAAGTTTTCATTTATTAAGCACCTCCAACCCATTTAATTTGCATCGTTGCATCAACAGATAATTGAAGATTATAAGTTGACCCAGTTAATAAAAGAACATCAAATGCATACCATTTATTTATATCTAGAGCAACACCACTATTTAATGTGCTAAGAACACCATCTACAGCTAATGATAATATTCCTGTAGCACTTGTTGATACCATTAAAGTAGATTGTTGATAATATAATGCTGTATAATTTGCTGTTAATATATTTGTGCTTGCTGTTACTGCTTTATTTGTTTGATTATTGATTAAAGTTCCTATTGTGTATTTTAATATTCCTTTTAGATTAGCATTTATAGAAGAGCTTGCTGTAGGATCAATATTAGCAGTATCAGCTTTTACCCCTAATGTAGCAACATCACCATCTGCTATCATAACTGGATCAATATTAACACCTTTAGTATAATGAATCATAATAAAACTTGTTTGAGGCGTAGCGCCATTTACATATCTACATCTAGAATATCTTCTACTTAATTTTGTCCATGCTAATATATTTGAAACTCCTGCCGAAACTACTGCTGATGATGTCGTTGTCCAGTTTGTTCCATTGTGAGATTCTTCAAGGTATAAGTTTCCACTTTGATCTGCTAATACCCAAATTCTCATGTAACCATCAGGGATATCTTGTTCTGGTCTATCAACCATTGGAGATGTGTATGTTGCATTTGCAAGGAGAGTTGTTCCTATTGATGGTGTTCTAGTTGTATCTACTAGAATCATAGGTGTGTCTCCATTGGACATTGTAGAAGTTTGGAGAATTCCATTATCATCTGTTTTTATGAAGCGTGTTTCATTGTTGAGATTTGATGTGCCTAGTATTTGTTCCATGTTGCCTGATTGATTTGCCATTGTTTTGGAGCACTTCCTTTCTTTATTGGGATTTGGTTGTATAAAATCAGTGATTTATTGGAGGTGGGGGTGGAGATATAGAAATAGTAAAAAATAAGGAGAAAAGAGAAGTTTTTATTTCTTCTGCTTCTCTCCTTATTTTTATTTTATAACCAATGTATTTTATTGAATCTCCACAATAATTCACATCTTTTAATAGCGCACATATTTACGCTTTTTATTGAAGTAGTAATACTAATTCTATTTCTTATTAGATACATTGCATTTATATATCCAATGTGAATATTATCATTTTTATCTATATATTTAATATAATCTTTATGCTTAAAACACCCAACCTGCTTTACTTTGGCTTTGCTTTGTCTCCGCATAGGTTTAATAACCCAATCTTTAATATCACAAGTATTAGGTTTCAAGCTACTTATTACAATTGCATCATTGGAGTGAGACTTCTGAATATCCCAATCAATTCTCTTATTAGCCGTTTCACTACCAATAGTTAAACTTAATGGTGCTATATTAGATAATTCTTTTCTTAGATAATGCTTGCCTTGCATCACATGTTGTGCATGATCAAATCTTATATTTTTACCATTGATCTTCTTTTGATATCGCTTAATAAAATTTTCTTCTTTCCCTTTAATTTTATCATGACATATTTTACATAAAGAAATCAAGTTGTTTATTGAGTTAGAACCTTTTAAACGCTTTGGGACAATATGATGTGCCTCTAATCTACAATTCTTTTTACCACATTCTTGACATTTATATTCATCTCTCATCAATGTAGCTATTCTTATATTTTCATTCAATCTATTACTTTTTTGATATTGAGATCCGTATAATTTTCCATCTTGTAAAGCCCTAATATCTATTTTTACATCTTCAAGGATTATCCTATTTATATTGCAATATTTAACTAATTTCACGACAACCCTTAATATTGAATCTTTCTTTTGCTTAATGGTCGGTGCTAGTTTGCCTACTTTTTTACTACTTGAACGATTGTTAAATCTTACTTCTCTATGTCTTTTGTGTTGTCTATGTAATTTTCTATATCCTTTTCTAGTATTCATTAAACGATTAACATCTTGTCTCAAATTTATTGTGCCTTTGAATACCACTTTATTTTTCGTTAAACATTTCTGAACAATGGCAATTCCAACATATTTAGAACCATCATCAATTCCACAAACAAATTCAGATTTGTCTTCTTCGTGATCTTTAATTTCTTTATTAAGTTTTATTATCATAGGATACTTAGAAACTAATATAGCTTCTTGTTTGCGTATTAAATACCAAGCGTTATTAATAGGAGTTGGACTGAGTTTATTTTCATTATAATCTAGTACAAAACTATATTCTTTTTGTTTTATATTTGTATTAATAGTCATTTCTGACCAACCATCCTTTCGGAGAATTTTTCTTCTTGCCAATGACAATATAATGCACATGTAGTTCGGTGTTTGACTTCAGGACATTAGAAGTCGGTCATCCTTTATACTCATAGAGCTTCAGACTGAAGATTACATCCGAAGGTATGTTTTTAGCATTTATATAATCGTAGTTCATCGTGGAAATTAATTTTCACTAAAAGCCACTCACTTAGGCTTGAAACCCAATCAATAATTACACACGACAGAAAAATTTTGTCCACTATCGTAGATATATTATTACTGACTTTAGCTCTCTGTCTTCCCTCTTATTGTTCCTTTTCTGATTAAATGAATAAATGGGTAAAGAGACTACTTATCAGAATCGTAGTCTCTTTTAATTACTCTATAATTCAGTTGCAACTAAGTATAAAAAACCATATGTAGTTATTTATTAAGCAGCACAAGTAACATTTACTACGTCTAAAATAGTTGCGTCTGTTTTAAGAGAAATTGTTATAATTGTATCACCGTCTGCAACATATGTAACAACTCCAGCAGCACTTACAGTTGCTTTACCTACAACACTACTTACAAAATCAAGATCAGTAGTATTATTCATTAAAACATTACCGTAAACTCCACCGCGAATTCCAATTACTTCTAATGTTTGAGTCCCGGCTGCAGCAAGTGTTACTTCAGCAGTTGTACATGCAATTTGAGTTACAGGCACAGAATTAGTTCCCAATGTCTTCATCATAATCTTAGCATAATTGTTTGTATTAGTAGCCAAAGCCTTACCACTTAATTTAGAAGAACTTACGCCATCTTCAGTAAATGATAAGTCCATACTTCCTGAAATTTTATATTTAGGTATATAAATTTGCAATTCTTTACTTTGTCCATTAGCATTAAATACTTTAGAAATTAAGGTAAGTTCAATACTAGATGGATACTTATCAGAATCAATTGAAATAGTATCAACAGTTGTACTATATTGATATGTACATACAATATCAATAGTTGCAGTACCAATAGTAATAGGTTTTAAATTATTGGTATTAACTATTTGATTAGTTCCATCTGGCATTTCTACATAAATTTTTCCAATAGGAGTTTGTGCAAGAGCACCTGTGCCATTTGTTAAAGTTACAACTTCATTATGAGCAAAATAATTTTGTGTTTCACTTGTAATTAAAACACCATTATTCAAAGCTAAAAATGTAGGTTCAAACTTACAATCTTCAATATCACACTCTAACTTTTTACCGTATGAAAATTCATACTGTAATCCTGCACCAAAGCCGCCAGTTATCTCCTTACTTTGAATAGTTTCCTTAAGTGCTGAGTTAATTAATGTTTTACCAACAAATAATATATCCCCAGTTGTAGGATTTTTACCAATTGCATCACAAACACTAACTACGAAATTTTTTTCATTCATTTTTGTATTCCTTCTTTCTTATATATTTATTTTTGGTACATACTATCGGAAGTTTTCTTATTGAAATCATCTTCTGTCATAGTTACGTCATCATATAAACCTCTTTCTGGTACATGGGATAACCAATGTGGAATTTTGCCTGCTTCACCTCCACGGAGAGCTGGATACGTATAAACTTCGAAGCTTTTCATTAGATTTAACCTTTGCATTGTTTTATTGAATATGTAAATAGTTAAGTTTTTTATCTTTTCAGGTTCATAACCTGTTGCTGCAAAAAATGATAGAACATTCTCTTCTGTCGTTGCTGGAGTTTCTTTTCTTGCCATAAAATTTCTTGCTTCATTAATAGCCCTTTGAACTTCTGGACTTAATAAATCTTCATTTAATACAATTAAATTTTGTTTACAAATAATTTTTCTTATTTCATCAAAATCTCTTTCAGATAATAATTTATTTCCTATTTTTATAAAAATATTATTCTCTTTTGAAACAAAATGAAATTTGTGCTTAAATACAAGAATCAATAATTTTGTTAATAATCTCCAACATATTTTATAATCATTACCACCATGAGATAGTTCAAATAGAAATCTAAGATATGACATTTTAATAATTCTAACATCTGGAAATTTATTTTTCTCTATTAATAAACAATGAACATATTGATATAATTTATCCATATACTTCATTTGAACGGGATATATTAAGACTCCTTTGTATTTATAAGGTTCTCCCCATGTACTGTTTAAACTATTCATGTTATCATCCCGACCTCGTACTTAAATAGAAAAAATAACCAGAAAATGAACTATTCCAATTAGCAACCTTAATCGAAGATTTTAATTGCAAAACACCTATTCCACCTAAATCTTGACCATTAAAATTTTTTAATAATTCACTAACCATGACTAAAGGTTTAATATAATTATCATCTAAATCCCATTTAGCATTATGAACTACAATTTGAAAACATATGTCTACATTTGTTAAATATATATTATTCGGTTCAAATATCGGAATAAAAAATCTAATTTCTGTACGAGGATCAGAAACAATTGAATCATAAAATGGCATCTTGAAAAGTTTTTGCTGATTTACAGGATCAGACCCTTTACCAACCATATCTATAATTTGCTCTATTGTAATTTCAGGTTGTGATAAAGCATCTGCTGAATCATACTGCAAACATTTCATTAGTGTTTTATTTTCAATTATTTTATTTCCTATGTTCGATAGTAAGTTTTGAATACCATCTAATTTAATTAATTCATTTTTTATAGACAAATTTATCACAATCCTTTAGAATTTTACCTAAAACAAACTCTTTACCTGAATAACCATTCCATCCTGACTAATAATTTCTTCATCCACTAAATTGCAAGCATCGCCTCCTCTAATAGATTTAATTCTTTTGTAAGAATTTCTTCGATATTATCAAAGTCCCAATACCATATTTCTAAGAAATTATATCCATTCTCTAAAGCATATTCCTTCTTGCATCTGTCATGTTCGACTTGTTTCTCAAAATTGTCTGTTAAATATTTTGTACGTTTATACTTCCCTTTTTCTTCTATATCGTGAAATTCTCCTTGATATTCTACCAAAAGATTATATTTAGGGATGTAAAAATCGTAAGATAATAAACCATTCCCTAATCCAAGTAACCCATCAAAAGTTTTTTGTGGTACATAATAAACTACTTTTAAATCAAAAATTCTTTTACATTCTTTTTCTCCTTTGGATTTATTACAGTTTGGACAACCATTACCGTTATTCCTATCATTTATTTTTACATTCCACTCATGATTGCACTCCTTACATTCCCACCATACTTTTTTATTTGAACCACATGTTACATCCCAAGGAGTTAAATCACCATTCTTAGTAAGATGCCACTCAGAAGCCAATTCTGGATTTTTTGTTATTAAACAATTTGAAATGGCAGTTTGCTTACCTGAACAAAATGGGCAAAATTGTCCATGGTGTATCATATGCCAATACATATTAAATTCCTCGTTGCATTCTTTCTTTAAACACTTCCATGTTAATTTTGATTTACTTGCATCAATATATGTATTACTTACTAATTCAAATGGTTTATTATTTAATTTGCACCATAATTTTATATTCTGGATTGTATATGGATTGGATTTATAAAATTTTCTAGGCACTTCTCCAGTCTGCAATAATGACCAAGGTATTGTATAATAATAACCTTCTTTATCTTTTAATATTAATTTATTATGAGTACCTAAGTAATTATTGCTAATTAAAATAAAATTATTTAAATTATATTTTAACCATAATTTAATATTTTCTAATGAATAAGGATTGCTAATACCAACTAATCTCGGAGAATATTCTCTTTTTAAATCTCCTAATCTAGTGCTGTAATAATATCCATCATTATCACAAATTATTAATATACCATTTTCTGAACTAATCAACTGATACCCTAAATCTTCTATATATTTATTTATATTACCCATTTTCTCCTCCTTATTTCTATTTTAAAACATAGAAAAAGAAGGATAGCGGTGTGTCATCACGACATGACATATCCTCCAAAAATATTAATTTAACTAGAATAAACTCTTTATCTGCAATAAATTTTCGTCATAAATTGAATTATCATCAAACTTACTAGCCCTAATCACAACATATTTATTAATATATGAATTATTACTAGTTGCTTTCAAAGTGAGGCTACTTCCATTTTGACTTATAATAGAAACATAGACATTGCTAGACAAATCTTGATTAGACAATGTCCAAACAACAGACTTTGTTATATCTATATTTCCATTATTAAATACACTTGCATTAATAGTAATAGTTGAATTGAGTATTATAGTTTTTACCTCTACAATATCAACAATATAATTATCAGCAATCATTTCATTTTGAACAGTTAGATTAATACTATCTGAAATACCATTATATGTTGCCGATATAACCGCTGTCCCTTCACTAATACAAGTAATTACTCCATTTACTACTGTTGCAACTTCTATATTACTTGATAAATAAATTATAGTAGGGGAGAGAACTTGTTGTGAATTATCAGTACATATAATATTTAATGTTAAATTATTATCCACATATAATGTGGCATCACTATTTTGAATAGTAATACCAAAAATATGAACAAGAGGTTCTGTTTCGCTATATGCCATTCTCAAAATCAACAGTCCTGGAACAGTAATATCATCAATGTTTGTAACTTGCCACGACCTCATTCCAATTTTAAACACATAATTCATTGGAATTTGTCTAGTAATAACAGTATTGCTTATTTGTATTGTAATTTCTGAATCTAAAGTTGAGATTATTTTTTGTTCATCTAAACCGATTGAACCTTTTGAGATTATGCAGGGGATTGTGTGTAGAGTTGAGGATGAGTCGTAGAATTGGAGGGTGTTGTTTGATTTAATCATACTAGCTGTTTTAT